CACGAGTACGAAGCCGTGCGAAGGGGATCCTTGACGGCGAGGCTGACAGCCTCGTAGCCAGTGGACAACTGCGTGATGGTGCTGTGGTCGGTGAGGATGACAGGCGAGTCGATGTACGATCCGCCGTCCACGTCTTCGACATTCCCGAGCGTGTTCACCGCGTCCATGAGCGGGATGGCGCGGAAGGTGTTGTCAACCTCCCGGTCCCGCAGGATGCGCAGGGTACTCGCAAGAATGTCGTTCTGAACGCCAGTGGTGGTAGGCATGTTGAACTCTTGGAGTGGGGTCTTCGGTCTATGCTCAGGCGTGTCCGCTACGCGGGGCCGACCACTGGCGTGTCCCTTTCGGGGTCCAAAGGCGGTCCCGCATATTGTAGTCTACGCGCGCTGCTTCTTCAACTCGTTGTAGATGTCCCACGCGGACGCATCCTTCAGGTCGGGGGAGATGACCTGTCGCCCCGGCTTGACGCCCGGTGAGGCGATGGTGGCGGCACGCTTGATGGCACGCTGGCGAACCTGAGCCTTGGCTGCTTCGTCGGCACGCTGCTTCGAGAGCAACTTGCCCTTGACCATCCAGTACGCCGCTTCGAGTCGCAGGTTGGGGTCCGACTGCAAAGCCTCGAACACGCCCTGCTTCACGTCGGGGTCGCCGGTGAGGTCGGGGTGCTCAGCCTTGAAGGCTTCGTACCTGTTCACGGCTTCCCGCTGCTGGTGCTGCTGGGCCATGGGTGCGAGCACTTCCTGCAACCGAGCGGCCACCTTCGCCTCGATGGCGGCGTTGATGTGCTCAGGGTTGAAGGGGTCGAAGTCTTCGGGGGTGTTGCCAGCCTGCTGTGCCAGTTGCTCCATGAGGCCCGAAGACGTGAGCGCGGCCTGCTGGGCTTCGAGCATCTTCCGCTCGCGGCTGAGTTCCTGCGTCTTCCGGGTCACCATCTTCCGCATCTCAGCCATGGCCCGCTGCACTTCGGGCGGCTGGGATGCGTAGATGGAATCCCACGACTCACCCTCACGGAGCCCTTCGGGTTCCGGCGGTGGGGCCTTGGCCTTTTCCTGCGCGATCCGCGCCTGCTTCGCCTCATAGGCGTCGAGCAGGGCGTTGACCTCTGCCTTGTAGGTGTCGGCGGTCTTCGGGCTGCGCTTGCCAGCATCGGCAGGAGTGGCTGCTGCCACTTCATCTACGGGTGCTGCTGCCGCCGCCGTGTCCGGTCCTTCGCTGTGGGTAAGGACACCGGGTGCGTTGGCTTCTGACATGTCAGGCTCTCTCCATCATCAGGTCTTCGGGTGCGGAGGCGACGGTGATGTCAACCTCAGTGGCGGGTTCCCCGCCGTCGTCAGCCATCATGGCCTTGAACTTCGGGGAGGCTGCCAGTCGCTTCAGTTTCGAGGCGAGCAGGGCAAGGTCGTTGTCGGAGCGGACACCTTCGAGGTCGATGTCCACACCGGACTCGGACTCGGCTGCGGCGTCGGACATCATGGCGAGCCCGCGCACGAACTCGATGGGCAGGGCGTTCTGGTCGCTCGTGAACTCGGGGTAGTCGCCCTCGAAGCCCATGGCGTCGAGCGCGTCGTTGAAGGCGTCGACTACGGCGTTGAGCGCCGTTTGCGAGAAGTTGCCCTTGGGAACCTCCAGCATCATGTCGGTCTCCTCCTGCAACTCGCCCGCCTTGGCGGCGTAGGCATCCATCATCGCTTCCATGTCAGACTCCTGCATCGGGGAAGGTTTGAGCCATCGCCATAGACGTAGACCCGGTGTCCTTGAGGACGGTTTGGAACTTGTTGACCTGCGCGTCGTGGGCTTCTTTCTCCCGAGTGGCCCGGCGTTGTTCCGCCTCGACCTCACCCGGCTCCAGTTGTCGAAGACCCTTAGCCTTCATCACGGCTTCGCGGTGCTTCTTATCGCGGATCCTGACACCCAGCCCACGGTCGTACTTGCCGTCCCATGGGGTGTCGCCCCAGCCCAGCGCCGTCTTCGCGGGCATGGACACCACGATGGTCGCATGGCCCTCGCAGATGGGGCACACGACCTCTTCGAGCCGGGACTCGTACTTGCGCAACTTCTCGATACTGTGCCCTGCGCGGCACTTGTACTCGTACAGAGGCATCATACCACCCCGCCAGTGGGCAGGACGTTGGCGATCCGCTGGGGTGACGGACCTGCCATTGTCCCCATCGCAGCCTGCTCAGGCCCGGAGGGCGCGGAGGGCGGGGGAGTCTCGGTCGGCGCAACCGACTGCGCTGTCTCGTCCGGCAGGAAGTCTTCGGGCAGGTCGTAGGACCGCACGATTGACTTGAGGATCGTGGCGTTGTCCACACCGAGGGACTGGAGCAGGGGAATCAGTTGCATGAGTTCCTGCTTCTTCACGGCGTCGGACATGGGGGTGCTGCCCGAATCCTGTGCGAAGTAGGCGAAGTCGCCACGCAGGTCATCGGGGGTGACCACCTGTGCCTTGCCCCCGAGTCGGACAACGACATCGCCTTCATCCATGAGGGTAGCCAGCATGACCACGTAGGTCTGAGCCGCCTGGGCGATTGCCGCATCACGCTCGCGCGCCTGCCTTCCGATCTCACTGGCCGAGTAGGCCGCGAGGGCGGTGACCTCGGTGGCCGTGGCCTTTGTCGCCTGCCCACGGGTGAACGGTGCCATCACTGAGCCGCGCGAGAAGTCCGACTCGACCTGCTGCTCGTAGGTCTCCAGTTCTGCCGGGACAGGGGAGTGAGGCACGGGTGCGATGGCGGTGCGCAGGTCTTGGCCCGGCGACAACTCGACCTCGATGAACTCGCCGTCTTGCCCCTGAGAAATCTTCGACATCGCTTCGGGGTCGAGCACGCCCGCCTGCACCATCCACTGCCGGGCCGCCTTACGGATGCCGTTGGCCTGAAAGGTGCGGATGGTGTTGACCTCGACCACTTGGTCATACACCCGCCGCAGGCTGCTGTACCCACGCAAGGGCTCGTCGGGCTCACGGCTCATGTAGACGGGCACGATGGGGACGACGGGTCGGTCACTCGCCGTGCGGAACGGGATGCCGTCGAACTTCTCCTGCTCCGGTTCACCCTCGACACCCACGTTCAGGGACACGCCGTCGTACAGGAACTTGTCGCCGTTCTGGTAGTCGGGCGACCACACGAGCATCCGCTCCTTGACGAGGTCGTAGAACTCGACCACGAGAATGTAGTCGCTGATGGGCATGGCCGTGGGGTCACTGTCCCGGTGGTACGCCGGGGTGTCGTCCTCGTCCTGATAGTCGATGTACCGCGCGAAGGTCCGCTTGGCGTACTTCTTGTTCCCGTACTTCTGCTTCGCCACGTCGAGGGGCAGGTAGTACCTGTGGCCCACGAACCGCTGCGTCTCCCACGAGGAAGCAGCGTCGTCGACGATCACGTCCCACGGCCCGAGCGGTGTCATGTCCACCCGGCTCAGCACGTCGGGGCTGTCGTTGCCCGTCAACTTCATGGCCGCCCACGGGTAGATGAGGGCGAGCCGCAGGGTGTCCTCGATCTGCCGACGAGTGTTGAGCAGCCAGTTGTTCGCGACCTCTTCGGTCAACTCGGCGTCGCCCTTGCCCCGGAGGTCGGGCTTGACCACGACGGAGGGATCGCGCACGAACAGGGAGGCCACATACGACTCGATGAGTTCATACGCCCGGCTCGTCTCGATGAGCAGGTTGTCGTCGTAGGAAATGTTCCGCTGCCAGTATCGCATGAGATAGGCGTTGCGGAGCCGCCGCATCTCAGGGCGACGGTCATCCCAGTACCGGGTGTGCTCCTCGAAGATGGTCCGAGCGACCTTTGGGGTAATCATCGGGCTCTGCTCCACGGCAAGGCATTTCGTTTGATCCGAGCGACACGGCGCTGCTTGATGAAGTTGTCCATAAGGCTACCAGCGAACTCCCGCCGCTGCGACGGGGGCGCTGACCGTATGCAGCGGTACGCCAGTGCGAGGGCGACGGCAAGGTCGTCGTGCAGGCCCGACGGGGCTTCGGGGGTGACCTTGAGGATCTGCAACCCCCTGAGTTCCTGCAAGGTGGATTGGTCGAGCGCGAAGATGATGCCCGCCTTGACGTGCTCGCGCAAGCACTCGAACGCTTCCAGTTTCGACTTCACCGTGGTTGTCCACGGCTTGCCCTTCCCGTCCCGCCACACCTTCCGGTAGTGCAGCGAGTGCAACTCGCGGAGCACGACGTGCCCGTGGTTGTTCGATTCACACAGAACGAGGGCGTTGTTGTACCGCTGCCCCACGAGGGCGACGCGCTGTGCCCATTCGTGAGGAGGCGTGTTGTTGCACCGCTCGATGTAGACGGGCTGCAAGGAAGCAAGGCTGACGACCACGAGCGCGGAGTAGTCACCGCCCACACCGCCGGCCACGTCGACGCCCATCACGTAGTTGCCTTCGGGCTGCGGCTCCTCGAACTCCCGTTGCTGGCTGTCGAACCACACCTGCTCAATGGCGTCGAGGTCATCGGGGTCGAAGTAGGTGGAGTCCCGTGAGAGGAAGGCGTCGTCAAGGCAGGCGGGGTACTCCCTGCGGAACTTGTT